GCTCACCTTTCTCGTCGAAGCGCTTTTCACCCAGTCCCATGCCATGAGTGAAGCGACCGGTTTCGGGGTGCTGCGGCACGCCCTCAGAGTCCAGCGCCTTGAACGGCTTAGCGTCATCCGGCTTGTACGCATTGGGGTCTTTGGGCGGCTTGGTCTCAGAGCCCGGAACTGTTCCGGGCTCTGGCTCCGGCACCACCAAGCCCAGCGCCTCCGGCGTGGGTGGTGGATCGCTCTCCGCCTCCTCGATTGACTCATCGGTGATGTTGGTGAAGACGCCGTTGATGTGCGAGGCTTGCTTCAGCTCCTTCATGCCCGTGCTGCGGTCGATCAACTGCTTGTCGTAGGCGTCAGTGATGGCGGAGGTGGTCTTAGCGGCGTGCTCGGCCTTTTGCTCATTCGTCAACTGCCACAGTGGCTTGAACTTCACCTCGTAAACTTTCGGCGGCTCCCGTCCGAATTGCGAGATATATCCCACACGGTAAAGCTTCGTGACGCCGGGACCAATGGTGTTGATCTGTTGCTGCTCGATGCTGTCATAGTACGAGCGCAGGTCCGCTTCCCCAGTGCTGAAGCCGGAAGGAGATTGGCCAAACAGCCGCACCAGAGGAATTTCTGTGGCCCCGGCGAGCTGCTCCCCAAACTGCATCAACACCGCATCGAGGCCGGAGAACGTGTATTGATTGACGTCGAACTCGTCGGTGGAGTCCAGCAACGTGATGCCTTCGTTCGTCTGGAACGTTTTCATCATCGCCACTTGCTGCAGCAAGCCCTGCATCGCCGGGCCACCCGCACTGAGTATCTCGCGCAGTTCCTCGATCTTGAGCGTGCGCAGGTGCGCCTTGTACACCAACTGCGCCACACCCGTCGTGGTGCTATCGAACGCGAGCAACCGGTCCCACAGCCGCTCCAGTACGCTTTGGCCCCAAAGGTTCTCCGCAATACGCTGCCAATAAGGCAGCTTCACGCCCCCGAGCCGAATACAGCGCGAATGGTGCACCGTCATCAACGGCATGCCCATTGTGTCGGGCACGGTTTGGTACATCCTCGGCAGCCCGTATTCCGGACCCATGTCCGCCACCAAGTCCTGCAGCGACGGATTGACGAGCCAACGGTCCAGCGGCAGCAGGCCTTTGAACTGCCCCTGTTGTAGCGTCTCCAATCTTAATGGAGTGGTGGGGTCCTGCCCCTCGATCATCATATAAGCCAGGGCGCCGCCATAAAGACGCGACCACTTGATGGTCTCGCACAACTGCGCCCACACCTGCATCTCGTCGAACGCGTGCGTCAGCTCCGCAATCTTGTCCGGGTCGTCCGTGGTGTTGAGCTCCACGCCGTTCTTCGTCATGTCCTGTGCCACGACGTCCACCATCCGACCCACAATCCAGGAGCCCCGGTATGCCCACTCCATCTGGATGCGGTTGCGCGAGACGGGGTGAAACCCGTAGTGCGAGCCGTCGTGCTGGTTGCCGGTGCCGTGGCCTACGGAGGCGATGAAGTTCTGGAATGAGTCAGTGGTGCGGCGCTGCACAATGGCGCGCGTGTCCGGCACCGCTGTGGCTTTACGCTTGGTCACGCGGCTACTTCAACAACACACAGCTTCTTGCGCTTCACCGCCAACAAGCACCGCCTTTGAATCGCATCAACCTTCGCATACCAAGAGTCCAATTGCTCGGTCGTAAGATGCGACCAATCCACCCGCTGTGCGTGCAGCGAGAACGAGGGCAGGCGATCAGGGCGACTCGGAATGGGGTGCGTGGCGGGAAGGTGCTTGGTGCAGGCGATGCACTGCCCGTTGCAGGTGTAGCGCGGGGAGTCGTGCCCGCGCTCGCAGATGGTGCCGGTGTAGAAGCGGGTGGCGCCACAGCGATGAGCGGCAGTGCGAGTGATCAAGTTCATCGTTGCCCCTCCGTTCATTCGCCAAGTTTCTTCCAAATGTCCAGTGCGCGGTGCGCGGGCTGGAAACAGATCATCACTGCATCCGCCAAGTTCGGCGACTTCGCCCCCTCGGGGGTCTTCTCCACGAGCTTCTTGCCCGCAGTGTTGGTGTCGTAGGTGGGCTGCGACAGCTCCACAATCAGCGCCCCCAGCTCCGGCAGCGCGGGGTCGATACAGATCAGGTCGTCCGGGTTGTACGCAAGCTTGTCGATCACTGCGCGGTGGGTGGCTTGGAATCGCAACCGCAGCGCCCAGTAGGCTTGCGCCTTGAGGTTGGCGAAGTGATCCTTGTTCTTACGCTTGGGGACCATCTCAGCGTCCGGCTTCCACACAGCCCCAGACCCACGGAACGGTTGATCGTCAATTTGCCGCAGTCCGCCTTTCTCGCGCCGTGCCTCATTGATCACTCGCGCGTCACCCCGCACTCCAGCGCCGAGGCCGTCCGCGTCATAGTCGAAGCCGCCATACTCGTGCGCATCGCACAGCTCGAACGCCTTCATGACGGTCTTGAATATGTCGCCGCCTTTCCCGCTCCAACTGCGCAGGTGCTGCAGCAGGAAGCCGTGCCGCCCGGCGAAGGCGTTCTTGTCGGCGCCCTCGTCCGCGACGTCCAACCCAGCGTACTTGCTGCCAGTGGGCTCAATGCCCAGTTTCAAGTGCGCACCAATAGCAGATTGCACCCACTCACTCGGTATCAATACGCCCTCGACAGAGGCGGCGTAGTTGATGTCGTACTCTTTGGCGATGGTGACCGGGTCGTAGTGCTCCTGCAGCTTCGCGTACCACTCGTCGTTCTTGCGCGGGTCATCGCGCCAATGGAAGGTGAACTTGCGGTACTTACCGGAGCGCGCCTTGTCCGCGAACGGATTGGCCGAGCCGTTGACGCTCGACATGTCGAACCGGCAATTGGTCGTGGCGCTCAACGACTGATCCACCAGCAACGGGTGCTCAATATGAGCGGCCTCGTCGATGAAGTAAATGGTGGTGCGCCCCGAACGGCCAATCTCATCGCCGCACTCGCCGATGATGGCGGACCCGGTTTCCGGGAACAGGATCTTGCCCTCAGGCGCATGGATACGACGATTCCACCCCGCTCGGAACTGACGCGGCAGGTGCTCCATGAAGGCGCGGCCTTTGTAGAACAGGCAGGAAGGATCGCCCAGGGTATCAACCTTTGCCCATTGTTGCGAACCGAACCCGATGTTGAGGTCGTCGAACAAGATGCACAGGGCACAACTGAACGCCATCGCCAACCACGACACACCCATGTCGCGGGACTTCTCTGTGATGCCGAACTCGTTGTCCTTCCAGTTCTTCCAGGTGAACTCGATCCAGTCCACTTGACGCGGGAACAGTATGAACGGCATCAGCACAGGTGTGGTCGTGCCCGCGTTGCGCGGGTCGAGCGTGACGCCCCAATCGTTGATGAACTGAACGATGTGGCCGTCGCGGTAATACTCTTTCAGCGCCTCAATTTTCTCGGGGTGCTCATTGAGGTAATTGATGCTGCGCAGTCGCTTGTTGGCTACTGCGACGTAATCCGGACCACTCCAATCGATCGCCACCTTCGCATTCATGAGCCCTCAATCATCTCCGCGTACGCTTTGGCGGCCTCGGTGGGGGTGACGGTGGCAGCGAGCAATACGTGCTTGATGGGGGCGCCGTTGGGCTGCCCACCCACATTCAGGTCGAGCTTGTCGCCGTATTTGTTGGAGAGCTTGCTGAGGAGCCACTTGCGCGTATCAACCCGCAGGCGGGAGCGGTTGATGTGCTCGGTGTTGAGCACCAACTCCTTAGCGATCACTTTGCCGTCCTGATTCCGAATCTCGCGCTCAACCCAATCATTCCGCCCATCATCCGAAATTTCCAGACATTCCTCCGCCACTTTGTCCATCATCATCTCATGCGCCGCCGAGTACTGATCGAGCCAGCACTTCAACGCCGGGATCAACAACCACCCGCGCACCGTGGCTTCCGGCGGCATGGTGGGATCGGTGCGGCAAATCTGTGACAACGGCACCCCCATCACCATACGCCGGCAGATTTCGTCAGCGATTCCTTGTGTAAAGGTGCACTGGGGGTTGAGGCCGGGGATGGAAGCCACAGCTTTTGTAGGCTTTTTCGCCCCATTCTGTTTCGGGGTCGTGTCGCCAAGTTTGTTCTTATGGTTGGGCATTTAAGCCTCTTTCGCCAACGGAGTCAAGTGTTGAGGCTGGGGTTCGTGCGACTTTATTGTTGCAACAGAATCGATTTTGAATCGCCCTGACCTAATGACGGGTTGACTGTCGATTTGCAGAAACCCGGAAAGGTAAATCTTCAACTTGGACAAACGACTCCAATATTCAATTGAAGTGATGCGCAGTAAATCATATCGTTCTTTGGGTTTGTAAAAGGCGCACCACACATACTGCAGATCCATCACCTGACGCCAATCCCCCCGCATGATCACGAACCCCCGGTGCACTTCGAGCGCCATACCAGTGTAGACCTCGGGGAACGATTGTTTGAAAGTGCCTTGCGCAGCGCCCTCGCCTTCCTCCTTCACCTGGCCCAGTGTACAACTGAGCCGCCCAAGTCGTTCATGAGGTTGAAGCCAAGCCAGCCCAATCCCAAGCACTTTCTTCCGTTCACGAGCCCACTGCTCGCACCACTCGTCAATTTGGTCCTTCGGCCACTGCCTACTCACACCCAGCCGCCACAACCGAGTTGTTCACATTCATGAGGTTTTCCGTCCGTGACTCGCGCGCCCAGGGCGAATTGTGCCCCAAATTTTTGACGATGGAAAGGGGTTTCCGGCGGCTCGCGCGCGGGGGCGCGCGTATGGCGTGGCGCCAGGCCAGTTTTCCGTTCACTCGTCACAATTCTGCAGCAAGCAAAGCAAGCGCCGGCGAGACCTCAAATGTGTACCGACCCCACTATTTCCCGGGGAAAAGCTCCGCCGGGAAAGTCCCCTCTCTATCGAGAGGGGAGGATTCAGGATAACAGCCCAAAAACACAAACTCTGTTCAGGGATCTCCACCTCAGGGGAAGGACTGCGTCCCAACGCGAACGATTGGGCCTGCAGCCTACCCTTCCACCTCTTC